CTTGAACACCGGTATTACCTTGAGGGCCTTGTACACCTTGAATACCAGTATTTCCGATAGGTCCTTGAGGACCCTGAACACCTGTGTCACCAACAGCACCTTGAACACCGGTATTACCTTGAGGGCCTTGTACACCTTGAACACCGGTATTACCTTGAGGGCCTTGTACACCTTGAATACCAGTATCACCTATAGGGCCTTGAGCACCTTGAACCCCTTGAGGCCCTGTATCCCCAATAGGGCCTGTATCCCCGATAGGACCTTGAACGCCCTGAACCCCTTGTATGCCTGTTGCGCCTTGGGGGCCGGTCTCTCCCTCCGCTCCTTGTTCTCCGCTTTTTAAAACAAAGTACTCAATACTGTAGGTACCCGCAGAGTTAGTTACTTCTGCCAAAATATTGTCATTAACAAAATCAGGCTTCAAAGACTGTTTGTAAGCATAATCTCCGCTAAAAGTTTTTGTTAAGTTACCGCGAAGATGAAGAATCGTATCGCTTTCAACGCTTGCGACCTCAGAGTACTCTGCTCCAGCAACTTCTGTATGGGACCCATTAGGAGACAGCTTAATTAGATCTCCTTCAGAAAAATCAGTAGTAAAAGAGGTGCCGACTCCAGTAACTGTAGCAGAACCGGTGGCCACAGAAATAGTTCCGGAAATTAAAGCGAGTCCATTATTAGAGGCCCCGAGTTCTTTCCAGTACTGATAATCAATTGTACCGCCCGATACACTCTCAACCACAGAGTCTACATGAATTACTGCGGTTTTCCAAGGATCTACAGTATCACTATAATCAAAATACCAATATGCGCTTTGTCCACTTGAAAGAGAGGAAAAATTAATTTCGCTTTGAGCGGTTGTTGCACTTGCCACAGTGTAGGAACGACCCACAGACGACACAAACTTGTAGTCACTGTTGACAATACTAACTAAGCCAGTACTAGTATTTAATGTTATAGGAGAATTTATGCTCCCGCCAAGAATGGCTCTTGTAACTCTATCAAAATAAGAAGCCGTTTGCTCAGTAGCTTTTACAAGCTGAGTAATAGAAATCCAAGGCGAACGCTGCCCTTGTATATTTCTAGTACGAAGTTTTACAGTATAATTTCCTGCCGTAACATTGTCAAAAATAGCACTGTTTTGAGAGGCGGGTATCGGAATAGTTTCAAAACCTCCGTCATAGCCCGTACCTTTAAAATTATGCTGGATTTCATAGGTATCAATAAATTGATATTTACGAGTAGTAGAGTTACCGTTTGAGTCCGTAAAAGTTTCTACAGGTTCGTTCCAAGAAACTACAACTTTTTGTCCTACCCCTGCTGTCCCTTCTTCTGGGCTCGCAGTAGGTAATAGCTCTACTTTCAGCTCAGAAGGAGAAGGAACAGTCTCATTTCTAGATGGAGTAGGCTTATATTGCTCTACATATCTAGCATAATTCTTTTCTACCTCGTCGTATTTTTCAAAGATAACCTTAGAACCAACGATTGAAAATAGATTTTTTTGGTCTTCTGTGATTCCTAAAATTCTGTAACGAACAACTGCATCTTCTCTTTGGTATTCGTTAATATTAGAAACTGCCCAAATTACTTCAGTTCCAGGAGCTGAAGAAAAAGCGGAAGAAACAGTAAGAGTGCTAACAGTACCCGCACTTGTAGAAATTTGTTTTTTCTCTAGTCTAGAATTAGGGTTGAAAGAAGTGAATACTTTATTGCCGGAGTCATCTACAAGATTTGCCGCATCTTCAGCAGTTTCAATGGCGCTTCCGCCAGCATCTAAAAGAATTAAATCACCTCTTTCATAAGAAGTGCTATTAATAGTTGCAGAAGCCTGCTGCAAATAACATCCAGGCTCTGGGTATATTAAATAAAGATTGTATGTTTCACCAGCCTGCAGTACCACACTTCTGTCTAGCTCAATCGAAGTGGTCGTGCTACCATTAGAAGTACGGCCACTAAATTCAACAGAATTTAGCTTAGCGTCCTGAATATTGATTATATCTCCGGGACGTAAAAAGCCTGCATTAATCGAAGTCTGAAACTTAACTATCTCAGTCTCAAGTGTATCGGTCAATAGATGCCAGCGGCCAACACGCAGCGCCTGTCCCTCTGAAGTACAACCAAAAGCAACAACATCTTTTGCTACAATTCTTCCAGTTTCTGCTATGTTATCAATATCATCTACAGTAACTACTGATTGCTTGTATAATTCTTCTGGGTTATTCCAAGTAACATTTACTTGATTAATACGAGCCCGCTGGCCCGTAGTCTCATAGGAGAATAAACCATCAATTACATTACCTTGAGTAAAGGTGTATACCGGCTCTTTTGGACGATCTTGAACAGGAGTAATCTGTCCATCAACCCAGTACATCATACCTCTAAAAACACTAGCAAGATCTTTTAGTACTTTATAGGCTTCTTGCTTAGTGCTAAAGTAAACATTACAGGTAAACCGAGGCTCTAGTCCACCGTTTCCATCGTCGACTAATTCATCACAATATCTAGCAATTTGATAAAGAGAATATTTATCAATATCTGACTCTTCTACAAAATCACCAATACCGTAGTTTTTATTAGTAAGAATATCGTAAAAAATCCAAGCAGGGTTATTCGTATAAACTAAAGGATAATTAACAGAAGAAGCAGACAGAGAAAGATCGCCTCGGAATGTTCCATCCCAAGTTACGTATGCGCCTGTATCTGCTCCGGTAGTTTTATTTCGAGTGTACTTTGCTTCATTCGTTCCCGCCTCTTCTCGAGTAATATAGTTGGTAGGAACTTTTACTTTTTTACCACGAATATGATAACTACGATTAGGAGGCGTGTCAAAATCTTCCGCAGAAAATTCAACAGCAGCATAAGCCGAATTCGGATAGCTAAAAATATTCTGAGTAGAAGCCTGGATTGTTTTTAGTCGAGTAACTCCGATAAAGTTGTAGCCGTCATCTAAGTTGGCAGACCCTACAAAATCTTTGGGGTCTTCTGGAGTGCGTCGGCGTATTCTGAGTCTCCATTCATAGAAAGGGGCATAGTCAGAAATATTTAAGTCTATTTCTGTAACAAAAGAGCTACGGGTTGAAATAGTGCGAATAACACCTTCTTGGCCTAAACGATAGTCCTCTTCAAAGATACCAGTAATTCTTCTTGTACCTGAAGGCCAGGCAGGAGGGTTTGATCTTCCATAAATAAGAAAAGTCTCATAGGCAGTATCAGACGCAGCTCTCTTGTAATCAATGAAAACTTGAAACTCTGCAACGCCTTGTTTAATGTCTCCATCTTTTTGTGCGATTAATAACCCGGCAGGAAACTCTAGCGTTAGTTTTACATTTGAGATTTCTTGAGAGCGTTCTCGTGTAAGTCCTAATCCTTGAGAGTCTAACGGATTGACTATAACCTCGTTTACACTATCTTTGTCATACCACTTTAATTCGCTTCCGTCTGCAACTATAAAGCTGTCGGTAGGTGCCCAGGCAATACTCGTTATAGGATTCTGATAGGTGTTTCCAGGGCGAAAAAATACTTTTGCATTTGAGAAATTCTTATAGTAGTCTCCCGTAACAGCTTGAGCGGCATAAATTTGACCTCGTACAGAAGTTGCAGTTCGAGGAACCACTCGAGATACGGTAGCCGTAGTGCTAGAAGTCACGTTCGAGATAGAGGCAACAAAGTCGATGGTTACTGCAGCGCCCGAAGATACGGCAGTAGTTGTTGCCGGCGTGATTAATACAGAAGTACCGGAATTAACTTTATAAATTCTACCACGATACTCTCCTCCGTCGGGACCAGCCCCAGCAATTCTAACATAAGCTGCGGAAGCCCCTCGAGCACTTGCTTCGATATAGGCGGCATTAAAAATGGAGGAAGAAGTAATTAAAGTAGTGGAGCCGGGAGTTAAAGACGCAGAGGTAGTGCTGGCAGCTTCCGCTCCAGGAATATTTATATTTTTTCCTACGTCAGTACTAAGAAAAGTTCCAGTAATATTAGCACTGCTCGCAGATGCAGAGACTGTGATAATTCTAGAGCCATAAATTTCTACGGCAGAAGAATTAGTAATAGGAGTTTCATTAAGGTAGACGCTGGCTTCGCTGTTTACCAGACCTTCGATCGGTCCTTCCGAAATAAGATCATATACAGCACCATATTGTTGTCTATAAGGGATTGTTCTTATTGCCATGAATTATTTCCTATTTATTGTGAACAATAAACTTGTTCACAATATACGTATCGTCTCCGTCTACATTTAAGTTAAATATTGGAGTGGTTTTGTAAATTTTAGTAAATTTTTCCAGAACCTCTTCGCCTTCCGCCGTAACTAACGTATCACCAATGTTTAGTTGGCTAACTTCTAGCCCTGGGTGAATCTCTCTTGTTACCGAGGGATTAAAACTTTTCCACCCTTCTAAAGTCAGGAAAGGGTGAGTATCAGTTACAAAATGAGAATTATTATTTATCGAATATAGCCTAGCTTTTCCAAGCTGAGCATTGTTTTCAATGACTGTGTTAAACCCACTTTGGCTTTTTACTTCCTCCCCCGGAACTATCTCTTGAATTCTTTTTTCTGTTCCGTCTTTCATTGTCACAAGAGCATCCGCTATGAAACAGTCTTGGTATGCGCCGCCCCCAGCAGTATTCGGAGAGTCTAATTCCTGAGATTCGCTAGGGTTAGAAAATCCAGGACCAAAATTTGTAGATGCAGCCGGAGGTTGACGACTTGCAGTAAATGCAGCAGAAATGGCGGCACCACCAACAATAAGCTCACCATATGCAACAGGAACCGGCAATCCCTGCTTCGTAGTATTTATAGGTCCATTAAAAAGGTAGCCTTCATTTGTATCGGCACCGTCGGCTTCTGGGCCGGGGGCGATAAGCTGAGAAATTCCCGTTAAAGACAGATTAACAGCAACACTTGCGAGTGCAAGACCCGTCGCATTAAGTCCAGTCGTTACCGTTACTGTTCCACTCTGACCAATGGCTGCTCCTGACATCTGAGTAGTAGTAGTAAAGGCCCCTCCAGGGTTGATTACCAAAAGTGCTACAATTGCGGCAGCTACTAAAAGTTTCGCACCTCCAGACTTTGATCCCGTAGGAACTTCCGTAATAATAATATCTTCTTTGCCCAAAGAGAGAAGTAGGTTTTCTTCGCTTACAAACTCTTCTCCTCGACGAATTTCATACTCAATACCGTTATCCGCTGCGTCAATAAGATACTTACGAAATCCCGGAGTTTGGCAGTCAATCAATTTAAAAATTTCAGGAATTGTTCTGCAAGAAGTTTCCCACACAGAACCAAACTTTGCAATATCTCCGTTTAAATAAACTTTTTGCATCGTATATATCTCGTAACGTATCTACCCCAAAAGGAGTGTAGGGATTCTCGGCATGAAAGCCTATCAACTGCGTGGTGTATAAAAACGTCTTCGCCTAAGTAAACCCCGCAGTGATTCGGAATATTTGAAATAACATTAAAAATAATCATATCATGCTTTTGTGGTTCGTCTACAGTAACAAATCCAAAAGCATCTTGCAGTTCATCAAAATAGTTGATTCCTTTTAGCCAAAAATCATCTTCAAAAGGAATTGCAGGTAAATCAATATTTAAATCTTTATAGTAATCTCTTACAAGTGAATAACAATCATTTACTCCAAACTTGTATTCTTTGCCTAGTAGCGGCTCTTTTTTTCTTTTCGGCTCATAAACATAAAGCTCACAACTAGGTATGGCGTATATCCAATAAGGAATCCCAAGAAAATCAGATGCTTGCTTATCTGCCTCACTTGGCTCAGGAGATGAGTCGGGATGGCTATGAACAATTGCATGAATATCTCCCTGCAAACTTGCTTTTATATAGTCATTTGCTGAAATGCGAAACTCTTCGTCACCTTCTGCTACATTCTCACAAGGAAACCATTCCAATTTTCCTCGCTTATTTAAAAGTATTCCGCAGGCTTCTCGCGGGTACTCATTCATTAAGTGCTCTATCACTTGTAAATTCTCGAAGCTGGGAACCCTCCAAAAGGCAAGGCCACCTCTTTCGTCGTAGTTGTTAAAATACCTCCAGAACCATCTGGAGTGGCATGAAATCTTCGAGAACAAGAAGTTACTCTTTTTCCACAAGAATCCCCTCGAGTCCAGTAGTTATTTGACTGAGGAGTAGAAATGTGGCTATTTGCATCCTGTGTAATTGTTTTTACTTTCCAAATCTGGGAGCTGTATAAAACATAGTCATTGTAAGAAGTATCAGTAAACGCTTTATATGTGGTAGAAGCACTATAGATATAAAATATTCTAACCCTTCTCCAGTCCGTATTTGTGTCCGAAGGAGTACTAGAAGTGTTTGTCAAGCACTGCCAATAGTCATAAATCGTTCCAGAAGGAGTTGCATATTCTCCACTAGAATCTACTTGCGTGAGTCCCGTTTTTACAGTTCTGTAATAAGACCCCGCTGTGCCTGAACCCGAGAAGGTTGTAAAAGTGAGTGTAGAAGAAACTATGTACTCATCTTTTGAATTGACATAAATATTTCCACCTCTATAGTCGCCTTCTGCATGCCAAATACATCCGCCCTTTTTATCCTCTTCATTAAGGCTAGCAGAGGCTCCTTGGTATCTCCACGGGCAGCCGCCACTAATTACTTGGCGACGAGGCAAAGTTATTCCAGCAATGTCAAAAGGTGCTGCTAGTTCAAAAGTAACTTGAATAATATTTTTGTCTTTAATACGATCAATTACATAAGTTGTTCTTGGGTACTCTATAGGGGGATTAGAATCTCCGCTCTCTCCATATAAGTATTTTTTTAATGTTAATCTACGAGTAATTCTACGACCAATAAGCTCTTCAAAATCTATACCAATTGAATCAGCAAAAACACTATTCACATTTGCAACAGTTAGAGTAGGTCTGGAATAAGAACCGTCGGAGGAAATATCGAAACCGTCAGCCTCCATTGGGAGAGAGACATAAGTTCTCGGAGTTCCGCCAGAGTCCCTAAATTCGACACTAGAGGCATCGTAATTAGAAGTAAAATAAGCTGTAGACCCGTCTGGTAGGGACAGGTCAAATAAAGTTATAAGCTCAGACCCGGGGTCCTGCTTCTGTACAGCTTCTATAATTTCACTCACGGCTCATATACTCGTCTAAAGGTAGCATCACAGCTATAAAATTCATCGTTTGTATAGGTTAAAGAATAGTCTTCGCAAATGACTCGAATTGTAGTTTGGTTTGAAACCCCGTTAGAGTCCGGAATAGTAAAAGCAAAACTAGTAACTCCCTGCTTATCATCAAGAAAAGCAACAATATCATCAATCTCTTCGTTGTCTCTAGTAGAGAAAGCTACAGAATATGTCTGTTCAAGTGGATTAATCCCTTGTGCAAGTCTTTGCTCATATCCATCACCAAAAGCTGCTCGATATACTTTCGGTTTAGTACTTCTTTGCATTGTTTTATCAGGAGTTACTTGTCTATTACCGTAAGTAGCTCCAGTATTAAATCCAAGTGCCATTATGCTGCTCCATACGGGCTAAGAATACCGCCGGGTCGTTTTTGTCTTTGAAGCTCTTCTTGAACTGCAAGAGAAATAACTTTGCCCAGGTTTCCAGCCTGTTGATTATCCATCTGAGTTTGTGAAGTGCCGTTTCCTTGATTGTCTACAGCTACATTAACGGTAACGTTATTTATGCCATTAGCACCAGAAGGCATAGAAACAGGAATAGATCTGCCGTCAGGAAGAGGAACTACTGCTTCATTATGGCGACCTTCGCCCACAAGGAAAGTCGGCTCCTTTACGATACCGCCAGAGGCATACCCACGAGGCATAACTCCGCCCCGAGCAAGACCAAAGAAACCCCCCACCATTCCTAATACACCGGAACCTCCACCTCCGAAGATACCACCAAGTAGATCACTAAAAAGAGTACCAAACCCTTTGAGGCCGTTAGCGAACACGCCTCCCAAAGATTTCAAGAAAGGAGCATCTCCACTAAAAAGGTTGCTTAGGCTGTTAAGAAAAGGACCAAAAACACCGCCCATTCTTCCTGTGGTAGTTTGAGTATCGTTACCTTCTGAAACAGAAACTTGGCCTTGTGCACCAAACAAATACCTCTTCATGCTAAACCCAGACCCTTCTGTATTTAAATCCCCTATGGCTTTTGTTGCTTCAGGAGGCAGAGAACTTTGTGTAGGAGAAACTGGGGTCGTTTTGCCCATTGCTCTTGCAGCTACAGAACCAAAATAATTTGCGCCGTCTACCATTGCATTTCTTATTTTTTCAGCAGGATCTTCCTTTTTGCCAAACATAAACTCACTAATTCTTGTAGTAAACTGTTTCGCAAGGCTATCTGCCACGGAGTTAAGCGTTGCTTCAGCAATATTCAAAACAAGAGTCTTAATATTTGTTTCTTGTCCTTTAATCAGTTGCTGTAAAGCAGTATTCATAGACCCTTCAAATGCTTGAATAGCATTATCCCGCATTTGAATAAGCTCGTTGTTTTGTTGCCTTAAAATATCAAGTCTTTTTTCGTCAAGAGCTATTTCTCTTTCTAGAGCTTGAACTGTTCTTTCTGCATTCTCCACAGACAAAGGATCATTTTTATCTACAGATGCCATGGCAGCCCGAATCTGTAGCCGCTTTTGATCAATTGCTAACGAGATTTCTTGTTCACGAAGTAATGCGCTCTGTCTTTGAGCGGCCATAGTTACTTGGCTTTCCAGACCGAGCTTTTTCAATGTTAAAGAATTTTGTCTATCTAATAGAGCAATCTCGTCGTCTCTAAGCTGTTGAAATTCTGTAGCAGTTGCGCGAGCAAGAGCCAAACTTCTAGCTGCTAATGCATACTCTTTTAGCTTTTGCTCATAGTATTTATCATTCGCATTTAATTGGCTAGCTAGCACAGCCAGGTCTTTGGCGCGTGCCTTCGCTAATTTTTCATTTAAGTTTAGTACTGTTTGTATAGGTGTCGCATTAAATTGACTGTTTAAAGCATCCCTTGCTCTGGTTTCTTGCTGAATAAGTTCTTTAATTTCTGAACTTCTAGCAGCTTGCTCGGCATAAGTATCTACAAGCCTTCTTAAACTAGCAAGCTGCTCGTCAGTTACTCCAGTATTAATATCAATAGAATTAGCTAAATCCAAGACTCCCGGAACTACTTGACCAACAGTATTTAAATAATCTTTTAATCCTTGATTAGCATCTTTGGCTTCTTGGCTAAGACCAACTACGGTTGTAACTGCCCCGGCTCCGGAGCCTCTTCCTGCCCTACCCCTTAATTTTGTATTAGTTTTCATAACTTCTTCGGGTAGTTGCCGAATAATAGCAATCTGATCTTCTAAAGTTTGTAGACTAATAGAGTTTGCTGCGTTTCCAATAAACTCGAGTTCTTCTCTTAGAGTACGAAAAGGTACTTCCTCAATACGACGACCCATTTTCTCAAAATCATCTGCCGAACCTTGGAGAGCCTGACTGTTAGCTTCTGCGGCCTCTTTTAATTTTTCGTATTCTTCGTTAAACAGCCCAAGTTTTTTTCTTGCTACGTCAAATATTGCGGTAAGGAGTTCCCAAGCTACAATAGCGATACCAATAACACCTGCCATCCTAGATAAAGCTCGTGCTGCTCTGAGGGCACCGACCTTAAACTTTTCAACTGCTATACCTGCTTTCTGGAATCTAAGTTTTGTTTTTTCTACTTTTAAACCTAAAATATCTATAGACGTGCCTAACTTTTCCGTTGCTTTAGAATTTCTATCTAAAGTCTCAGAAATTCCTACAATACCTCTGTCTAGGTTTTGCATTCTTTTATCCAAAAACTGGCTTTCGTCAGCTAGGTCTGTAACACTCGGAATAACGGAGCTAAGAATAGAAGAAGCAAAAAGACCGAAAGAAGCAGCCGCAGCAAAAACATTTTTAGTAAGCACATCAGCTATAAAGTTAGCTGGCCCTACGAGCGCAGTACCTATCTGACGAGCTACAGCTTCTAAAGACACAGCTAGCTTATTCATGGAGTTTCCTACAGGGTCCATGATAGCATTAATTTTTCCATATCTTTCTTCTACCTGACGAAGAACGTCATTGGTTACAGCTTGAGTTCTTTGGTATGCAGTTAAATCATTTCTACCTACATTTAGAGCGCGAGCATATTCGCGAGTTGCATCCTCCAGGCGAAGAATAATACCCAATTCGTCAAGTAGTTCCGGCTCTGCTTTGGTAACACCACGAATAAGACGATTGAAAGAATCTGTCAGGTCTCTACCGAGAGTTCTAGAAACTGTGAGAGCAGCGGAGCCGAGCTCTTTAAGTTGATCACCTGATAAGCCTGCCGCCAAAGAAATAGCAGTAGCTCTAGAGGCTTCTGTAAAAGTAATTTGATTATCGGTGGCTGCCTGTAGGCTTTTAGCCAGGGATTGATATGCGATACCCGTAGCCATTGTAAGAGCTTCTTGACCTTGCAATAATTGTAAATAGTCTGCGGACTCTCTTAAAAATGCAAAGGCGGCCTGGGCGGCAAAAAGATTAGCAGCAAGAGTTGCATAAGCAGGTACAAGCCCGCTGGTAATTCCCTGGGCTTGTTTAGCAAAGTTTTTAGAAGAATTAGAGGAAGCCTTAGCTGTGCCCTTTAGTCGACGGTCAGCAGTTTGTGCGTTACTACTAACCCCACCCAGGGCCTTTCCTGCTGCTTGGGCTTCTTTGGTTACTAGCTTTAGGCTACCGTTATCATCGACAACAATACCAAGCTCAATTGTATTTGCCATTAACCTTTCACGTTATGAGTAAAGTTTTTTCCTTTACTGCTTTCGCGCTTTCGTTTGCGCTCAGAATCTTCGTGTGCCTTTTGTACTGTGAATCTTTCAATATGCTTACAAAGTGTAAAAACTAGCTTTCTCTCTTGTATTTCGTAAATATTCAAAACTTCGCCTACACTAGACCAATCTTTGCCTAGATAAGTGCTGCTCATACCTTCCCAACGATCCGGTAAAAATCCGTACACAAAAAATGCCAACTGGACTTCATACGGCATATCCGATAGGTCCATTGGCATTCTGTTGGGGTCGGGCTCTTGCCCTAATTCTTCACAAATTTTAAGATATTTATCTACATCAATTTGCGGAGACTTAATATACTTTTCAAGCAGACCGATTATTCGCTCGATCTGCTCGTCGTAAAATTTTCTAATTCTGCGACCGTCTCAGTTACCCAAGTGTCAAAATCGCTAGAATTCTTCATTAGAAGTTCTGCGTTTTCTTGGCTGTAACCAAGCTCATCTTCGGGGTCGAGATTAGAAGTATCCACCAACAGAAGCTCTTCTAGGATACGATACTTAAATCCTGACCATCCTTTGATGACTGCTTTTACATATTCTGTAAGAAACTTTTCTTCATCAAGAACTTCGGTGGGCTGTCGGGTCTTACGGTCAAACTTCTGAGTAATACACTTTTTACGTAGTTTGAGCAGCTCTTCTCGGGCAAGATAGCAAAGAGATACTTTGAATCCTGTATGTCCGGGAAAATCAATCTCGACAGTTTTACTAGGAGTCATGAGACTCGCGAGAGAAACGGGTTCTGTCATAATTACCTCTTCTTAAAGTTAATTCGGGGGAGCGAACTCCCCCGATTTCCTAACTATTATATCCATGTAACATCAAAATGTCAACAACTATTTTTTTATACCTTAGTAAGCTGTACCAGTGTATGTGATTGTTGCTTCGTCAGTTTCGCTAATATTGCTGGGAAGAGCATGGAAATTAGCTTCAACAGAGATAACGTCATCAATTGAGTGTGTAGGAACTTCCAAGTGGCACTGAGGAAGAGCAATTGCTACTTTCGGAGCTGCCGAACCACCAACGCTAAAAGTAAGATTAAACGAGTTCGTGATAGTAGAAGTAGCTTCGATAATATCTTCAAATAGGTCGGCACTGGAGTTTGTGTCCGCATTCAAATAGCAAGTAAAGTTACCAGAAATCGCACGAGTACCTGTAACGTGTCCAAGAGGCTGGTTCACAACACCAAGAGTCTCGGGCGTAAGAAACGTAATGTTGTTCTCGAAGGTAATGTTTCCGCCTGTCAGAACCAAATCATAACTAACGGAGGTACCACTCAAAGAGGAAGTAGCCACCAAGGAGGTCAAACGATTACGAATAAAGTTGCTAGTGGAAGTCAGGGCTTCTGTAATTGTTGCAGTCGGAGCGGTATCTTCAGTAATAATCTTACCAAAACCAGACCAGTTAATTGTAGCAATCCCATCAATATCGAAATCAATAGAGGCAGAGTTCGCTACACAGCCTTCTATTTTATAGGTAGTTTTGGTTCCGCTTCCAGCACCACCCATAACAAAGAAAAGATCAAAAGTGCCAAGAGTAACAGCATTAGAGCTATCAAAGTCAAAGGCAAGGCTAGAAGTGCCAAGAGTAACGCCATTGGTCCACGCAGAATCTCCCGAAGAAGGAGGAGTCCAGGCATTAACGGCAACAAAATTTGCCCAAAGCGCTTCTTCAACGCAGTGATGATTTGCATTTGTATCTTCCCACTGGCCCGCTGACGTGCTGGAAATGAACGGACGCATATATGTCGAAAAAGACCATTCTGCCGGAGCATAAGAGTCTGTAAACATCTGACGAGCACGACGACTGACGCCGGAGGCGTCCGACATTTCGTTCAGAGTAATTTCGGAAGCATTAGTTGCTTGCGAAAAGCTAAAACCATCAAGCACAGGGATTTCCCAAACATTGGAACCTTGCTTGAGGTAGACTTTAGTATCGCGACTAAAGTACAATGTATCGGCCATTTAGTATCTCCTAAACTGAGAAGGAAGAGAAACTTTTGTTTTCTTGCTTCTTCAGTAACGAACCTCGCATATGATTTCTCCTACGCCAAGAGGTTCCAAAACACCTTCGTCAGTGTCGACTGAAAGTATAGTAATTTGTTGAGTATAATTTGTTGCACCTAGCCGATCAGTGTAGGCTAGTCTGCTATTATCTTCAAGGACTGTTTCTACATCTTCTAACAGACCCTCTAGAGCTTTTACAGCATCTTCCTCGTTTACATAACAACGAATAGTTACAGTTAAGTACCTGTCTTTGTATCCGCCGCCTTGATAATCTCTTCTTTCGCTTCCAGCATTTAGATGTACAGCAGGAAATTCTTCTACTTCATCCCAAAACTTTAGCCTAGGAAACACATTATCATTTAGCTCTGTTCTGAAGTTGCCGGTACCATTTATAACCTTCAATTTGCTTACCAGAGCATCAACAATGGCAAGTCTTCTGCTAGTATAATCTCTAGATGCCATTACTGTCTCCTAGTGTAGAATCTTCCTACTATAAACTGTGCCATAATTTCTCGTATTGACTTATCAATTAAGGCTCTAGGATCCCTAGCTCCAGGAAAGGGATTCTGTGCTAAGGAGTTTCCTGACCCTGGATACTCAAAAACTTGGTACGGATTCTTCATATAGCTAAACCCAATACTTGGCAAGCCTTTTGATGTAGATGTTATATCTGTAACTCTTACGCTAGATGCAAATCTCCCGGTTCTATAATTAAGAGCAGGGCTTTCCATATTCTTCGCCACTTGTTGTGGTAGTCTTTCATTTAGTAAGCCAATTAAAGCTCTAATGTCTGGTAAAGAAGATCCTGACCTTACTCTTATTCTTGGCTTCGTTGGTGTTTTACCTTGAGTAAATTTTGCTTTTCCAGAACGCTTCCCTTTAGTTTTAGCTACTCCAGAAGTTTTTAATTTAGTAGTGTCTGGATTATAACTATTTTCTATTTTTAAAACTAAAGTCCCATTTTTGCCGGGTTTAATTGTCAATTTAAACTGTGCAATTATGCTTGCTAACGTCTTTTGTTCTAGACTACTAGAGCCGGGCATCTTAGCTATGTCTTTAGCTACTTGAGGTGCAAACTCTTTAAAAAATATACTTTTAAGTCTTTTTTCAAATACGGAATCTTCTAAATTATCGGCCCCGTATTGATAAGTTATTTTTGAAATATAGTCCGCTTTTAATTTGCCTCTAGTAGTAACAAGCTGTCTGTAATTTGTTGTTATTTCTTGAATTAGACTGTATTCTTCTCCGGATAATGTTCCGCCCTTTACGAACGAAGCAAAAGAATTTTCTAGAAATTGTTGAGGATTACTAACCCCTGCTTCCTTTAGAGTTTTCTCAATAAAGTTAGCGCCTGAAGCAATCTCGACCTGAGATACTGCGAAACCTCGTACACCATGACCTTTGTGAGTCATAGCAGCTAGCTTTTTTCCTTCATCTTCTGATATACCCGTGACTTTCTTTATTTCGTCAACAATATCAGATTTTATAGCATCTAGGCTATTTCTAAAAGTACTTACTATAAATACTTTTGTGCCTATATCGGTAAGAGGAACTCCTAGCTCTTGTAACTTTCTAACCGCTTTATTGTATCTAGGCCTATTCTTTTTATAAAAAGCCGTATGAAGTTTTTTAGCTTTTTTACGCACCGCACGCAAAATAGAATCTACATTATCACTACTTAGCTCTTCTACACCTAAGGATTCTAGTGCTTTATTAAAACCTACTAAGTTCTCTAGAAACAAAACCTGACCCGACTGACCCTCCAGGTCTTTTCTCATTTCTACATTGTTATTACTAATTCTAAGTAGTCTTTCGTTGAATAACTTTTCTACAAACTGCTTGCTCATTAGAAATTTTTATACATATCAAGAACGCGCTTTATGTGATCTGGAAAAGCCACGCTGTCTCGAAGGCTTGTAGACGACTGGTTCTGAATCGAAGCTCCTGCAATAGTTCTACGCTCTTTGTGCTCATCTTTTAAGTAGTAAGTAATCAGATCAATAACAGCAAGTTTCAAGTCTTCCGGAACATTTTCATAGCCAGCAGTATACACAACCTTTACTGATCCCGCGCCCTTGGGCCAGTACTTGTAAGAAGTGCTAGTAGTTCTGCGAATAGAGTCTGTGTTTGTATCGACATAGTAGTCATACTTACCATTTGTTCCGCCAGTATAAAGTTGAACATAACTCGCGGCTTGTCCGTCTCGCTCATATACTTCACTTACAGTTCTTACAGGACTTTCCGTAAGCTGAACAATGTCAGTATCCCACTCCAAAGTAAAAAACTCAGTTTTTGCAGTAGAATAAAAATCAATAATATTGTGACCACAATAAGTTTTTACAAGCTGACTCACAGAGGGGATAAGAATCTCAATTTTGGCGTCGTCTTTTACGCCTGAGATTCCCTCTGCTCGCTTATAAGTATCAATGTCAATTAAGTTTGCCATATAGAATCAACTTGTAAAAACCGAGGGGGCTCGGTAGAGCCCCCAAGGTCTATGCAACTTAGTTAGCTGCGTATTTCCAAGCCCACTTGGAGGTAGCGCTGTCGATGATATCGACGAAGCCAATGCGCTGAGAAGCAACCAGAACGCGGCGCTGATTCGCCACTTCGTAGTCTGCTTCCACCGTCACACCGCGAAGACGCGGAATAACGAAGTTGCGGGGGTTAACTGCAACAGCAGCGAACTTACCAGCAGCCTTAGCAGCAAACTCGTCGACGAGAAGCACACGGCTACCGAACACCTGACCGATTTCACCAGTCAGTTTCGTTGCCATGTCACCAACAAGGTTGGCATCTTGGAATTCTGCGTCTTCGAGCAGGTTGTAGTAAGCGTCCTGAGACACGAGGTAGATGACTTCCTCGGGACGTACACCGTACTTACCCATGTTCTTACGCATTGCAAGAAGGTCAGCAGCCGTGAGAGCGTCCGTAGCTGCATAAGTGCCGCCAGAACCGCCACCAACGTCAGTAGTCGTGTCGGAGTCAGCAGCAGCAAGAGCAACGAGACCGTTGAATGCAGCACCGCCGGTACCGAATGCGCCATCAGCGTGGTTGCCCACGAGAAGTGCGTTTTCAATCGCACGAGCGTGCGAACGGACCATCGACTCACGAATCAGGGGCAGAATGGGCAGAATTGCATCCTCTTCCGTCTCGTTGCCGAGATAGGACTGAGAAATGAGCTTCTTGACGGTGAGCGTACGCTCCGTCATGGTCACACCACCAAACGGAGAACCGTAGGTGTCGCCGCGAGTTGCGAGGTTGCCATTGGGAGCAGAACCTGCGGCGGTTTGTGCGGAAGCGAACTCAGCATAGCCTGCATCGGGAAGAATCGGAAGAATCATCGAAGCAGAGGTCATCTGAATTTCACGGAACAAGGGAGCCATCACAAGAGCGTTCTGAATGTCACGCTCGATGTTGGTGGACACAACTTGCTCGAAGTCAGCACTGGAAACCTGCACACCGGAGTGAGCATTCACTTTTTCCATCACGTTTTGAGCACGAGAGGTATTCCAGCCTTTGCCAGTTGCAAGACCGAGAACATAGCTGTCCACGATATCGCCTTCAAAGGTCTTCTGCCACTCGCCGTTGCCACGGTCAGCAAACACACGCTTGGACTCGCGCATCTTCTCGATTTCACCAGCCTTCTCTTTGAGTTCGCCCTGAAGACCTTCAATGGTCTTTTCGAGGTCGCCCTTTTGCTCTTCAAAACGCTTTTCGATGTCTTGAACGAGTTTGGTAGCGTTGGACTCGACCGAGACGCGAACACGCTCTTCAAACTGCTTTTCTTCAGCCTCTAGGCGAGCAGCCTGCTCTTCAGCAGCCTTACGTTCAGCGGCCAGTTGCTCACTTACAGCCTTAGCAGCTTCAGCAGCGGCGGCCTTGGTGATAGCATCAAGATCGATGCTCTTTTCATTATCCATGGTTTTCTCCTGTACTGTCGTTTCTTCAACGACTTTTGCCGTATCCCCAGCTGAATCTTGAGCTTTTGCTGAATCTTCAGCTAGGTGCTCGGCCGGTTCAACGCGTTTAAATTGATTGATAAAGTCTTTGTATTCATTCTCAGAATCAAAAGACTTTGCTAAAGAAAAGGTTGCAGCCTGATTTGCAGGAACGGATACAACCGATACCTCAAACAGTTCCGCATCCTTAATGCGATATCCGTCAGTTTCCGCCATATAATCAGCATCCTTTACACGGAAACCAACGGAAAAAGCTCCGAGGATGCCTTCTTTCACCATATCTCGAATTGCACCAGCAGATTTCGAGATTTTAGCTTGAAGTTCTAGACCTTGTGGTGTAGCTTTCACACCGGTCGCACGACCAATAGGCTTATTGTAATCGTGATTAAAAAGAATAATCGGGTTATTATGAAAATTATCGAGGCCACCTTTCGTCCAAGCATCTACATCAATGATGTCGCCGACACGGTCACGGTCCGCTGTGCTTGCAAAGCCACGAATTTCTACGGAACCGTCATCGCCTTCGCCGAGTGCCTTAAAGGTCGACCCCAGATGGAAAATTTTATTCTTCATCTTTGCTCACCGGCTTGGGCGAGGGTTTCGCCACTGTTCTAGTAGGAGCGGGCTTCAGAGCTGGTTTCGGCTCGGGCTTGGGCGGCTCAGGCTTCGGCGGCTCGGAAGCGGGCTCCGGCTCTTGCATAATTTTTGCATAAATGTCGGGATGGCTGGCCTTAATAATGGAATCAAGACGTGACCAAACTGGAACATAGCGACGAAGAATAGCAAAACGAATTGGCGCCTCTTCATCCTTTGCATACTCATTGCGCGTCAGAATACGGCCTTTTTCGGCAAAATATTCTGCAACTTGCTTAATGATTACACCTTTTCTACTTTTCATACATTGGTATCCTCTTGTGGCGGTCTGCCCCCTAACTCAGGATTGACAGCACTGCCGGCAATGTTTGCAGGAACACGAAGATCATCGTATCCCTCCATTGGTTCTTTTCCGAGCTTCACTCTTGCCTCGTTCGGCGTGAGAATTCCAGCATTTACAAGTGTTTGATAGTAAGCCGCTTGGTCACGAAGCTCGGGCTGTAGTGCTGGAATACTTGTTACATCTTCGCGGAGCTGGAATCCGAAGAAACGCTCAAACGCGTAGTTTATTTTCCGAACGATTGGAAGAATCGTTTCGAGGTAATATAGTCGATGATTCGGGCGAATATTTGCATTATTGCCACCATCCAGGAGGATCGGCGGAATCCCAAGAGCTTTGAGAATAACTTTTTCATTGTCCTCGATAGAACTCTGAAAGTCTAGATCCTTAAAGTTTACCTCAGTAATCGAATCTACTTCCAGCCCGCCATCAAGAATCATGGGACGGCGACCACCATTATCAGGACGGTAACGCACATTCCAACTTTGAATCATGCGCTCCTTAATCTTTTCACTAAGAGTATTCGGTGTTTTGAGAACGAGTCCAGGAACTGCACCATTTTTAAAGAAGTTATCCTGAAACTTTCTCATCGACACCATTAGCTGCATGGTGCGATAGGCAGGGCGAAGCCGAGAGACCCCACGATAAATAGAGTAAAAAGAATTTTCCTTAACATGAATAATCTCTTGGGGAGAGTAATCTATGCTGGCATCAAATTCAAAACGCTCAATATAAGTACGAGTGTCAGAATAGATTCTCATCTTCTCCGCTGGGAGGTGATAAAGATGAGCCCCGTCGAAATATACAAAAATGTTACCATCAATTAGATAGTCAATGACGAGGTTACGCTTAAAAGCACTAATGTCCTGAAACGGATTCGGCTCGACATTGAGAAGTCTGCGAACGGTTTCAGCCCGTACATTTTTTACAATCGGAGTAACATTTCTGTTCATTTCGCCGACCGCAGTCGGAATTTCAGCCGTATCGTCTACAATCATATTGACGCCACGGTTTACAACCTCTAAACTTTCGTATTGCCTACGATAGTTATCCGGAATTTCCCGAGTATCAATCGTAATGCCTTCATCACGAGAAATGACAAACTGGGCAGGATTCAGCTTCTCTTCGTCTACCTTTTTGTCCTGCCAGAAGTTATACCATGCCATGTTTTTCTCTTTGTTTGCTTACCCAGCTCATTTGCTTTTTCGCAGTGATCAACTGAGGGTTTCTACCATAAATGGAGTGCAGCTTCATGTGGTGAGTATGGCACAGAGTAACTGCGTGATCGTAAAGTTCAGCGTGATGCTCAGTAATAAAACGGTCTCTGAGTTCGTAGGCTTGGTCAACACTTTCTATGTTAAGTTTGTTTGTTTTTAACCAGCGATTTACTAGCTCAGCGACCGAGTAAAAGTGATGAAAGTCTAAATTTTCGGTAGACCCGCAAATTTCACAGGCGGTGCCCTTTGCATAAGCTGACTTAGCTCCGTCTCTAACCAATTTAGTAAAGTATCTTGGGAGCTGCACCATTTAAAAGTTTCCGTATTTCCACTACTTAATTTATAGGTGTTATACAATGGTAGTTTCTTAAGAAGAGCTTGTTCTACTATATATGTCTCTTCAAAATCTTCAAAATACCAATAACATATGCAATCTATAGTATATTTATTAGATAGATCATATACTCTTCGTTTAACGTTAGAACTAATACCTATTTTATATAGGTCTAATTCTTCTATCTTTAATAAATACAAGTAATTTTTGCCTGTATCAGAGCACTTTGGGCATCCTGCGAGTTTTCTTATATTGTTAGGTGATACCTTCCACTTATAACCGCATTTTTTGTGTCTATGTAGTATTTTTTGGGAAGAAACAGTATAAGGCTCTAAAACTTCGTACTCGCTATATTTTATCTCCTCCCGGTATTCTTTTGGAGACCTTCTACGGTCTTTATTCCTTTTCTAGTAACTTAATTTTTAATTTACTTGCTTTAAGAATTATAGCTTTCTTTGTTCTATTAGGAAGAAGTTTATTACAGAAGTCAGCCCCGTACTTTGGGTATAAACTAAACAAAATATCTGTTTCGACTTCTAACCATCTTTCCATTGTCGAGGTTCCGTTTTTCTTTTTTAAAATACCTTCTTGTATTGTCATTTCAAAGAAATTGTATCATCGAAGGTAGGTAAAGTCAACAGTTATTTTTGAACAGGTTCATCAGAAACCTGTTTGACTAGTTTCAAATGAGTAAAGAGCATAACGAAGCGCATCCGCAATGTGCGAGCTTTCATCATGTTTTGGTTTTTCGGTTTGCAGTCCTGGTCGATCATCCCAGCGATACTGGTCGATGGATCTAAGGGTTTCTTTACACTCTTGGTGAATGACGAGCCGATCATTGTCAATAATAGAGGAGACATGCCCAATTCCATCAATCACGGATTTCTTCGCATTTGTACAGCTAATATCGTAATTCTGAGCAAAGTCGAACTTCGTTTGCTGCGCTGCGGAGTCAATAAAAACAAAGTCTACCTGATATTTGTCTAGAATTTCTCGAATATACTGAGCGTGCTGCTCTGTTGTGCGCTCAGCATGGTAATATTCTTCGAGAAGATAAAACTTTTCGGAATCCCAGTCGTACGCTATAACCACCAAGGCGGTAGGATCACGAAAGCCGACGTCGAGCCCAGCGATAATATCCATTCTCGATGTATCCAACTCAGAAAGGTTTTGGACGCAATCTTGAAAGTTGAAACTCCAGATTTGACCTTCATAAACATTAAAGTCTGCCATATATTCTTGAGCGAATTCAGCTTCACTCATTGTTCGTCTCGCCTCGTCAATGTCTGTTTGAGAAATACGAGGATTGTCTAAATAAGTTGCTTTGATTGATACCCATTCGGGGAATTCATCGGAAAAACCACGATAAAAGAATTCAGAAAACCAATTGTTTCTACCTCGAGGAGTAGAAATAAAGATCGCTTTTGAGTTATCTTTGTCCAGCGTTGGTCTGAGAGCCACATTAAATGCATCTCTTCCATTTGCGAGGGCGGCTTCGTCAAAAATAATCAGATCATAGCTTCTACCCACGCTGGAATCGACCTGATTAATGGATCCCATTCTTACGGTCGAGCCATTTGTAAGCTCAATAACTTTGTCTTTTGCGTTGTCTCGTGCTACTTCTAGGTCAAAGTGCTTAATGAGGTTTCGCTGCAAATCAAAAGAGATCTGAGACAGCGAGTAGTTTGGAGACATGATAAGAATGTGGCAATTTGGAATCAACGAAATGAGTTGTCCAATGATATTAGCGATATAAGTCTTTCCTTGGCGTCGAGACAAAGCCGCACACACAAATCTATACTTTGGCGAATTGATTGCATTGATAAGAGCCACCTGAGAGGGAATAGGCTCAATGCCAAGAAGCTCAAGATAGCCTTCGATTGGTAGTTTAATGAACCTACGAGGATCCTCGCTTTCCACAATGTGGTCAATAATTACATCTTTTCTGCTGACTTCCATTCTTTAATTTTCCATTTTCCGTCGTAAATAATTGCTGTCATACTTTCGACCCAATCTCCAGTATTCAAGTAATGAATTCCTTCAATTTCTCGATTGCACGCAGAATGTATATGCCCCGCGATGATTCCATCATACCCCTTGCTACGAGCATATTTTGCCATTTCGCCCTCAAAGTTACCAATATAGTTAGCAGCATTTTTTGCTTTACTTTTAAGGTACCTGCTAAGAGACCAATAATCTAAACCTAGCCATCTACGAATACGCGTAATCCATAAATTTATATAAGTTACAGCGTCATAAGCCTTATCGCCTAATTTCATAACTAATTGGCCAAACTGAGATCTCATAAGGTAATCAAAAAAGTCCCCATGAATCACAAGATACTTTTTTCCTTCTATTTCTAAATCTGCCCGATTAACAACTTTAATTTTTCCAACATCACAAGGCGCCCAACTACGAAGAAATTCATCATGATTACCCGTAACGTAAATTACTTCAGTACCTTTTTGAGATAAAGTTACTATCTTTTTTAGAAGTTTTGTATGTTTCTGAGGCCAGTACCACTTCTTTTGTAGCCTCCAGCCGTCAATAATATCCCCAACAAGATACAACTTTTCTGGTTGAACAGAGCACAAAAACTCATAGCATTGTTCAGCTTTTGCGTGTCGAGAACCTAAATGAATATCAGAAATAAAAACTATCATAAGTAACCTTATAAAATGCTTCTTTCCCTACTCGAGGTTTACTAAGTCCCTGATTTTTTCAAGTATGAATAGGAAAAGAAGCAATACATTTAATCTAATAAAGCGTTTAGAGGATCTTTTATCCATTTTTCAAAAAACTCCGTTTCCCTTCTGTTTTGTTCCAGCAAGTCATCTTCCAGAAGTTCTTTGCGCTGAGGAGGCATTTGTCTTAGTTGTATGAACTCAGCACTCGAAAATAGGGGTTTCTTGCCTGGATAAGTTCCACGGACTTCATAATAATAATTCATTGGGTCTGAGCGAGACCCTTCGGGATCGAGTAGTTCGAGCGACCCCGAGATAGAGCATCCGCCTAGCAACGCAAATCCTAAGAGGTATGCTTTGCTACAGCTTGACATAGTTTAATAAAGTATTTATTATCATAATGTTGTTTCATCATATTAATATGTTTATGAACAACTTGAACATTTCCTTCTACATAACCCTTAGAAGAATCAATTCTATCCAAAGATACTGTAATATTATTAACAGGAATACCTTCCCAGTCAATTGGCACGCCTGAAAGAGCGCAGCAGCAATTATTCTTTTCCCATAACTCTTGCACATATTCTGGAGTTATAGAGAACTCTAATCCTCTGGTTTCTGCGCCTACCTTAAACTTATTAAAGTGGGATATTCTAACCTTACCTACAAAACCTCTATGGCAGTTCTCAGTTTTTCTATTAGAACACTTTTTGCAGGTTTTTCCTAGCCGAAAAGATTCAATGGCATAATTTCTTCTTAGGTAATCTTGCATTTCTCCGCATTCTGGGCACGGCTTACACCATCTTCCATCTTCTCTTTGAAAAACTTCAGGCGGTAATTCTAGTGCTTTTGGCATATTTAGTCTCCTTTTTTATGCTATTTTGATTAATTTACCACTTTACCATAATAGCACAATAGACTAAAAATGTCAAAGAATATTTTTGCTTAGTTAGTAATAAAAACCTATACAGCGGGGCTACCATTTAATTTTGTTGGCCCACCAGGCTGCACTCATTTTGCCCTTTGCGATATTTCTGGCATGCCGAGCTTTGAAAGAGGCGCGCTTCTTTTTCATTGCTTCGCTTTCGCCTTTCTTAGGCTTGCCTGCTGTTTTTGCGCCTTGCTGACCGAATCGAATGGTTTTTACCTTGCTACCCACCTTTGCAACCACAATGTGAGATTTTTTGGGATGGCTGGGAGTGCGCTTCGGCTTGTTGTAGCCTTTTACGCCTGCTCGCTTCAATCTGGAGTCTGCTTTACGAGGCATTATCTTCTCAATTTTGCTCTATTTGTACGTTTGTTGTACTTATAGGCCCTTGCAGGACGTCCAGAGGCTTTTGCAGCCCTTGCTTTTGCTCTCTGGCCTGGAGTCATTGCGTTTCTTCGTCGTCCTTTTGCAGTAAGTTTAGTACCTTTGAGTAATCCAGCTTTATTTAAAAGGCCATACGCGGCAGTTTTGGGGTTCTTGACCCCCTTTCCGCGCAGCTGGCGCATAAGGCGAGTTACAATTTTAGCGGGCACGCTTCTTTCTTTTCATAATTGCTCGCTGAAGAGCCATCGGCAGCTTTTTCTGCTTTGCTGTCAAGCCCATAGACTTCTTGCCGCCTTTCCGCTTTTTGCCGCCCATCGGCTTTTTGTTACCATAATGTCCTGGCATTTACTTTCTCCTAAGCTCCGTCGACGAGAATAATGTCGAACGCACAAGTAACTTTAAAGTTATTATTTGCTGTAGTAAAGCGAATGTCAATATCCGATTTTTCTGAAATTCTTAAAGGTACGGGAAAGTCATAACGATAAGAGTTATCATATAGTTCTGCTATATGAGCGACTCGAAAACCTCCTTCTCCGAAAATTCGAGCCATCATCGTAATTTGCCCGTCGCCGCCCTTGGAAATGGAAGAGTCTCCGCAAAGAAGATACCCCGTCTTGCCTGCGGGAACTGTATAAACTCCCATAAGACTTTGCCCTCGTCCAGCAGCAATCTGTGCTACGACGGTTGCTCCGATGCTGGCATTTACAGTTCCTGCTACTCCCCCATTTGAAGTTCCGTACATACGAAAGACTCGAATAAAACTATTTTGAGTAGTAGCATTCGTGGGGGTACCGTCAGCCGCAGTAAGAACTACAACTTCTCGAAGAGGATTATAGTTTGCATCGAGACCTTCAATTGCTACGCTCTCTCCAGTATCGTCATCCGTAGAAGAAATTACATCCAACGCAGTAGCGGTAGCTAAAGTTCCCCAAGGATAAATACCCCCAACCGTCCAAAGAGTCTCCGTTCCTTGATCACAGTCAAAATTTGCACCAAACTTATGAATAATACTTGCACCAGGAACGAGCCCTCTTGCAATGTTGAGATAATTCCACTCTACAAAACTATTTCTTGACACCTGAATCTCCGTATTCAAACATTTCCAGGTCTTTGGCAAATTTCTCTGCAACCTTCAAAGCGGTTTGTATGCTATAATACTCTCGCCAAGGGCGATGAGTAGAAGAGTTAATAAGTTTTAACTTTGGAAGACCAAACCATTTCATCATATTCTCCCAGTCTTGTTCTAGTGTCTCAAACTTAATGAGATAATCCCAGCAGGGAATATGAAGATGCATTGGCCTAAAATGAATATTGTGTTCCTCAAAAGGGAGTTCACACACTCGATCAATAAATTCATCAAAAGGCATCTTTGCGTAAAAACCCTTCGTGTCTGTGATACTGCTTTTACCGCCTTCCCAGAGTTTTTGTTTCCAGCAAGACACTAAGCGATCATAAGGATTTCTTACGCAAGCTACCTTAAAAAGAGGGCTGAAAGGAATCTCTTCAAGAGGGACTCTTTTCCAGCCTCCATGTAGCTTGTCTGGGTGAGTACTTCCGCCTGCCCACTCACGAATAGCTGTTTTCATAGCGCTATTCGCAGCTTTCGGCGTAAACATCAAAAGAAACTTATTTTCTGCGACGAGGTTTAAATCCGCCATATTCAATTGCTCTTAGTAGACGAACCATTTTACCTGCACTGCTTTTAGATTTGGCTGTCGCTATTTTCTTTCCGGTTTTCTTGTAAACGGTCTTACCTCTTACGACGTAGGGCATCTTTTAATTCCAATACTAAAGACCAGAAAAGTTTTCCGATGAGTATGAAACGAGGGTAGACCCCTTTAAAATCATGAAGTTTCATTTCTGGAACTAGAGCTCGATAAAAGTTATCGATGTATTTACCTTGGACTTCAAGAACCGCGTGACCTCGGCCTTTCTTAGTAGTAACGTACCACATTTTGTAGTACCCGGTCATCCAACGCCAAAAGAAAGTTTTCCAGCTTCCAGAGTGCAGATAAGAAATTGTAAGAGCATAGTCCTCACAATCTCCTTGCATATCGGAACCCATTACTTCCCAGCGATCAATACCTTCGTCTTTTTTATATTTAAACTTAGCGTTTACTGCGTCGATTGCGTCTTGAAGTTCCAAGCCTCACCCTTTCATTTACCAGCGCTTGAGGAATGCGTTTTCCCTCTTTATATAATTTGGCAATTCTTTTAATTACAGACGCAAGGCGAACTCGTTCTCCGCCCTTTACTCCGCTAAGATACTTCTTCGGAATTTTACTTTTTGCGTCTTTTGGTACGCGTCTTCTTTTTTGCGGCACTTTTGTTTCTCGTACGACGAATATCGGTGTCGTGCTTGCGAGAACCTCGCAAAAACGAATTCACACGAGCATAGGCCCATCTCTGCATTGTCATGCCTGGACGAGACCCACTCGAAAGAAAGGCACCTTGCCCACGACTATATACTTTTACAAGATCTCCGGTCGTAAACTTGGTGCCCTTTGCTTTTTGTGCGAGTGTCTTTCGTACAGTCGCGGAAACAGCCAATTAGCCTCTCCGAACCATCCGAGTACGACGGCGACGGCGAGCAGGTGCAGCACCGATGCCCCGTACAGAAGTTTTAAAGCTGCCGGTCCGGGGGGTCGCTGCTTTCGTCGTCCGAGTGTTCCGACGCACTGCTGTCGAGCCCGTCGAGGCCACTGAGGTCACTTGCGTCCCCGCTGCTCGGTTCATCTCCCGAGAGAGGCCCCGACCCTGCGTGTGCTTCGGTAGTTTCAGAGAGACGTGCGGACGAGGAACCCCCGTCAGAACTCCGCCTGTTCGTGTTGCCATTGTATTCTCCTAAAAAGGCTTCAGCCTCTTTCTTTGTAGGAAATCTATATAGGCGGTCAGTGCGAACGCGCCAGTATCCTCTACGATAAATCATTGTTTCACCAGTATTTCGAGTTGTGCATGAACTCTAGCAACATCGACTTGAAGCTGGTTTACTTTTTCAAGCATTACTTCTTGCTTGTTGAGAGCTTCTTCATGAGCCTCTACTTTTTCGGAAAGTGCAGAAGCCCACCAAATTACAGCAGCAAACTCAAGAGTAAAGCCCAGAAGTAGGCTAAGACTTAGTTTCTCCATGAAGTAATTACCCTACAACAAACTTGTTGCTCTTAGCCAAATTTTCCTTGGCGGGAAGGTATTGTAAGTTACTCAAAACATGAAGACCGCTCACTAGAGGGTTCTGTAGCGGAACGATGTGGTCTACATGGTGTCCCTTCGGGCAGTTAGCGTAAAAGAGACGTATTTGTTCTTCTTGAGAAGGAATCACCATTCTATTCAACAAGATTGCTTTTCTTTTTGACGCATGGTGTTTTGATACTTCTGGATGTCTTTTATAGTACTTTTTTGACCTTTCATTGTCGCACTTAGAGCACCAAATACTAAGACCGTTAGACGTAGAGCTCCAGTTACCGAAAGCGTTGTTTTCTTTGTATTTATTACAGCTTCCACAATATTTGAAATCGCTCAAGTCTAAAAAATAAGTTTTCCAGCTTTTTCCTTTTTCTTTGTTTGCATCGGGGAAAGTTTTGTTAGTTATTCTTGAAACTGTGTCTTTATTAACATACAGCTTTTTTGATATACTTTCAATATCCCCTTCGTTTAAGTACAAAGAAACTAACTCGTATAAAGTGACTTCGGGGCTCTTTCCGCGTTTTCTTTTTACAACCTCTTTTCCAGAACGGCTTAGACAGGTTAAAATATTATTTATTACTTGATTCATCTATACCACCCAGCAATTTTGTCATAAGTTTGCCGTAGTTGCCTTGCCCAAATGGAGTTTCATTTATCTGGACATTTGTCTGATTTTTAATCGTTGTTTGCTGTTGCTGAGCCTTTAGCTCATCCATTCTCATCTTGTGCGCAAGTTGAATGAGGTCCACAAGGTCTTTGCTGGTATACATATCCGATTCTTGCGCTTCTTCAAACTTTTTCTCAATAATCTCATCCAGAAGGCTACCTAAACGAAAACGATTGCGATAGCCTAGGTCAAGATAAACTTGATCAATATAAGAACGCACTTCTCGACGATCAAGAATCTCAGCAGCCTTATCTGGAGAGATCGCCAGAGAGGACGCCGCCTCTTTTAGCGATCCAAACGACAGATAAGCGTTGGCCAGCTCGAGACCTTCTGGAGAGATCGTCGGGAGTTTATTCATTACCAGGGCAGACCTGTTGCAGTCTTGGGAGCTTTTTGCTCTTCGATTTGTGCGGCGAGAGAGGTCTCTGTTGCTTCTTTGTCAATGGTCTGGAAGCACCAGTCGAGAACATCACTTTCAGTAAGGCTTTCAAAAGCAACAAAGCCATCAGCATCTGCATCGGGAGTGAATCCACAGGTACCGTAGGAAGAAGCATAAAACTTATCTTCGCCTACAGTTTCTGTTGCGTCTACACGCCAATGGGCTACGGTGACTCCACCGTCTGCGGTATTTCTTTCAAGCTGAGCGATGCTCCAGGTAACTTCCATTTCTTATCTCCAAAAAATCGAATTAAAATTCGGTTATGTTGTATATTGTAATCTGTTGTGTGGCCTAGGTCAAGTGATATTTTTTAGAACCTTCGGCCGAACTATAATACTTTTGCTCTTGCCCACGCATTACACTGATGAATGGCAGATACTCTTATCATTGGTGAGGGAACAGCACGATTGCTAAAAGAATTCATGCACTGTTCCCGTAAATGACGAACTTGAGCGAGTTGTGCTTCTTCCACTATTGAAGTCGAAGCACACCCGCCGAGAAGAAATATAATTAAATACTTAGCCATCTGACAAAGGATTATCCAGCGCTTTTTGTAGGGTATCTCTTAAATCTTCGTCTAGCTTTTGCATCTTCATATCAATACGATCTTCTACTTCTCGCATTGTATTTCTAACATCTTTTTCTGACTCTCGAGAAAGGTCAGATACTTGTCGTAGTCGAGAATCAATCTCGTCTTGTACATCTTTCATTCGCTTGCTTGTATCTTCTGTCACTCTTTCTACTCGAAGAATGTCGTCTCTGAGACTATTCTTAATATCTCTTGTATAATCAATTGCATCATCAAGTTTACGCTCAATTGCAACATTGCGAGCTTCTACAGCTTCGATGTCAAGTACCTCTAGCTTTTCTGCCATTTCCTGAAAAGCCTTATAGGACTCGAAACCTGCGTAAAGTGTTCCTAGCAGAGAGCCAAGAAGTGCAAATGCTGCTCCAATCGTGGTAGGCGTCATCGAAATACCTGCCACTGTAAATTTTGTGTTTTTGAGATTTTCAATCTCTTCTTCGACTTTCTCTACTCCGTCCCCCAGATCAGCCATATTTAGTTCTCAAACTTGAGGTTATTGAGGGCGTTTATTTCCGCTCTCAACTTCTGCACCTCCAATCGTCGTCTTTCCAGCTCTAACTGGTAAAGAGTATTACAATTTAATCTCTCTGCGGGTGCTCCAATCGGTATCGTTATCTTGCCGTACACACCCACATCTTTCATCTGGTCATTTGTAATTACAGGATCCACAAAAGTGTTTCCAAGTTGATTTCCCTGATTAATAATACCCACTACTCCAAACTCAACATTCGTCGCGGACCCAATGGCACTAGAGCAATCTAAGTCGCCCGCTCGAAATCTATCTGTTTGAAAACTTTGCTGAGTCTGAGGAATTGCAAGGTTCAAAGAACTTGTCTGTGCAAATACGCTCAAAGGTAGCAAAAAAAGTATTAATCTTTTCATTTTACCTTGGAACAAATTTTAGAAGAAATTACAGTACCTTTTACCCCGCGCAGAATCTTGGACATTGAGCAAATATACATTACACGCGTCGAGTCAATCTCTCTTATATAAATGTCAATCTTACGTCGACCTAGATGCGGTATTTTTACAATTCGTTCTGCTGTTGCAAAAGGTACTGGAAGCCAGTCTGCGTCATAAACATCAAACTGGTAGTATTCAATCTCTCGTCGACTGTTAAACAGCTCCATACGAGTTTGCAGTATGCCCGGCATGTAAGAGGGCAAAAGCTGCGGATAGGTAGGAGTAAACTGATGTGCGCTAGCACTCGATGCGATTAAAGCGCAACACACTCCGCATTTACCACGGAGGTATATTCGCCTCCAGGAAACGCCTTGTCCGCACCATAGTCTGCTTGTGAACTTACTCCAAACCATACTGTACCTGCTACTGTGAGATCAAATTCTGACACATTGTTGTATGTACGCTTATTCGTGTCATAGTCCGCCTGAAGAGGATCTGTAACTTCTGCAACGCTCACCGACCCCGTCCAGTTTACAACGTCACTCAACGCGGGGCTGGAAGAAAACACTTCGGGTGTGGAAATCACAGCCTTGTAGAAGTTCGCACTGATTACATCAAACCGAATCACCGGCTCCACACCTCCGTCTGCCGCAGCAGTGCTCAAGCGACTCGGAGTCGGGTTGCCATACACGCCGGGAGTATCTGTTACAATTACACACTTGGAAGCAACCGTTCCCATAATGGGGGTGTCTTCCGCTAGCACAGGCCCCGCCAAGAAAGCGATTGCCAAAGCCAACTTTTTCATTTATTTCTCCTCATACTGTGCGTTTACCATTTCATCATGTAAACGCTGTTGGGCAAAGTTCATTCTACGTCCTTGCCTATTATCAGAAATGTCCTTCCCAGGAAGAAAAGAGTCTTGTATTGATCCACCCGGCATCGCAACGTAGTAGCTCGCTGGAACAATATCGAGTGCAAAAAATTGTGCTGCAAGCTCCGCTTGAGCAACGGCGTTCGACCCCGCTTCTCTTGTTCTTTCTTTTACCTGCATCTGGCGGCGCTCGAGATCCTCTTGATTCTGATCTCGTAGAGCGTCCAGAGTATACTCAACCGAAGGAATCTCTACCGAAGGCGCTGGAGGAATATAGTTAGGACATCCAAGAGTCGGCTCAGCGCAGGAATCGTACTGATAGGTATAGACGATGTTTTCGTTGAATACAGTTCCCTGGCCTTGTAGGCTCAAAGCACCAGCACCCATAGTCTCCCCTAAAATATTCAGAGGTGCGCCTCTTGTAATTGTGTTGCCTGGCAATCCATTCCAGTTATCTGTGAAAGTAAATAGTCGAGAACCGGCTACTGAGTTCTGCTCAATATTGACTTGAAAATCGTCTGCGGGGTTTTTGCTCACGGCATAACGCCAGGCGATTCCATTTACGACAAGTCCTGTCTCTGGAGGAAGCACATTCTGCATATTCCAGGTTCGGCCGAGCGCGACGACATTCGGCGTACTCTCGAAAACCTCAGATTGCGAGTAGCAGTGCGAGGAGGCTAGCAATGCCAATACCACCAAATGCAGTCTTCTTACCATTTGAAATTTCCTTCTCCGGCTGCTCTTCTTCGTGTGCGAGCCATGCAGCTTTTGCCTCTGGACCGATTAGCCCATCGTAGGGGCAGGGTGTCCCGGCATTCATCATGGCGTCGAACACACGCTTATCCTGGCACATCGTAGAGACGGCGGCAACTTTCATACCCATATCATAGAGCGTCTTTGCGTTCTTGAGGCGCTCGCAGTTCATGTCTCGTACAGTTGCGCCTGCACTGAGACCAAGAATTTGTGTCTGGACTGCGCCTGCCACTCCGACTGTGCAAAGATCCGAATTACTGAAGTTCATTGTCGGAATGATTGCGGACGGAGGCGGACTCTCTACGGTTGTCCGAACTGTACTATCTGTTGTGGCCTCCGTCACGATGGGCGCTTCTTGTGCGAGAGCGGTAATCGGAAGAAGAAGTAAAATTAGTTTTTTCATAATTTGTTTTGGGGGTGGTCCTATCATGTATCAAATTATAAGGGGTTGTGGGGCGGTTGTCAAGGATTGTTTTTGCTTGGGTTCGGTTTTGTAGGCTATAGCGCCTTTTTGGAAGAAGAATTTCTTGCGTGTTACACGTGTGGGTGTGTGGCGAGCAACTAAATGAGAATGAGTCTCATTACCGCCCCCCGTTATAATATATAACTAGCCCCCGTTATATATTATAACGGGGGCGCGTTATTACTTGCGGTAATCACGCCTTATATATGTAACTAGATGCCCTTTATAATAATAAGAACGCCATGCTACAACGGGCGACTTATAATAATAAGCGTTAGTTATTAGGCGCATTATTTTCTCCAAATAATCGGATCAGTTATAATTGCGTAAACAAGCGCGCCTAGGGGGATTAAAACCATAATAGCCATAATAATATAAAGCATATTTAAACCCTGTTATAAGGCGCCTTATAAGGCGCCTTTATTATATAGAAACTGCGCAATAGGTAATTCATAATCACGCGCATCTTCCAAAGCTGTATGCGGCTCCGCTTCTAATTGTTCGCCTATAATATAGCGCGCTACATTGTCGGCGGTCATTTTAGGCTTACCCGTTTTAGTTAACGCATTATTAGCATGGCAATATTTAATATAATTCGCGTCATTACTAAAATAAGCGCGAGCCTTTTGAAGCAAACAAAAACGCTTTCTGAATAATCCTAAATTAATATCTGTCGCCATACACTTTGGATAATCAAAAGAGATATTAAATGCGGTGACTGCCGGATTATAGCGCCCCACATTTTTAGATAACCAAATATTAATTAAATGATTAGATGCAATAGAACGCGAACCGGATTCAATGCGTGACATATAATGTTTACGGCGTGCCCTAACATTTTGAATTGACCAAAACTCGCCAGGCTTAGAATGGGGATTGGACCATAATTCCATTTTATCAAACTGATTATATATAAGCGTTCCAATTTCATCTAATACTTCACCGGAATTTAAATCGGCAATTACTGCTCCGAAATCGGCAACAGTATTCCCCGAGGTTGTTTCCGTATCCACTAAACAGATAATCATTTTAAAGCCTCATTTATTAAGGTTGCATCTAGGGCGTTGATGCCCAACTCTCGGGCCATTGCTAGAACCGAGTGATTGTCATCATAGAACGTAACGCCGCGCAGGTCCACTCCCAAGGAAAGCAGTTTTTCTCGCTTCAATTCTGCATCCGAACGATTGTCCCCTTCACTGCGCGCCAGAATTACTGGCGCTTCTAGGCCATGCTTGCGAAGGTATGCCCTGTCAGCATCACCTAAAACTCGAGCGGTACATATTGCCACCTGCTTATCCGTGGCGAGAGCATGGCGCATGAGGCGAGCCAGGGGAAGCAGCGAATCCTGCTCAATTTTTTCCGGCGTGGAATGTTCGCGCCATGCGTCTAGGTCCAGGGAACCATCGGGGCACGCCAGCTGGCGATGGCGAGAGCAAACCACGGTCCCATCTAAATCAAAAATAAGCATTATATTAGGCTCCAGTAGCCAACAATGGAAACAATATTTAGGCCCACCAAATTCCAAGCCCGGAGCCTGGCTGCTTGCGTGGTGAGTAGGGCGAGCCCTACGCAAGCGAGCCAGTAACCCCTGACCCCTGGCATATGGTAGGGAGCGAGGGCGAGCGCGCAAGCGCCCACCCACCCCATAACGTTATCCCAGCGCATTGAAAAGCGCTCCCAGGCTTTCTTTAGTAGCCTTTTCCAAGCCGGGAAGGCTAACGCCTAGCCTGTCAGAAATGGCTCGCACGATATCTTCCTTCGATTGAACCGGCGAGCCGTCCTTGCTACGCTTTGCTGCGCGCTCGTATTGAATACCGGCGCGAACTGCTGCAGCAATAATGGCACGCGGCTTTTCCCCGAATTGTTCGGCGATAGCCGTAGCTTTCGCCATATCCAAGGGCGCAGCTGCTACCATAGCAGCCATCACCTCACCTTCAAACTTGCTAGCCATATTGAAACTCCTTAATTGAAACGTTTTCCTTTACTGCCCGAGCATTATGGCCCCCGAGAGCGAGAAAGGCAAGGTTTTTATCATTGAAATTTTCGATGATAAAAGCGCTTTTCATCGAAAAAAACTGCTTGACAGCCCGGCACCAAAAAATGTTATAATGGAAATAGCGGCTTCGCCGCGCGCCAAAATAGCATACTTCGGAAGCTAGGTCAAGCCGAGCCGACGAATGGTCGCAAGCAATTTTCATGCCAGGTCTGTTTGTCCAATTGATTATTTGAATGGGTCCGGGCCTTTCGATAGAAAAAAACAATTGGACAAATGGGCGGGCGGGCTGCTATAATAAAGGTAGCGACCAGGGGTCGCGCCAAAATTTTACCCGCACCCCTCTTGGGAGATTTTACGCGAGCGGGCGGGGGTCTGTCAATAGGTTTTTTAGTCTTTTTTGTTATATGCTTATTCCAAAATAATCCTTGACTTTTGAGATTGGCACGGTTCTTGCATAAGAGCGGGGCCTGCAATATCCATGCCAATTTCAAAAGTCAAGCCCGAGCCGACGAACGGTCTTTTGCGAATGATTCTCATTCCGCAAATTAGTTGCATTCAACAACTATTACATTCAACAACTATTGCATTCAACAACTATTACATTCAACAACTATTGCATTCAACAACTATTACATTCAACAACTATTGCATTCAACAACTATTGCATTCAACAACTATTGCATTCAACAACTATTGCATTCAACAACTATTGCATTTGACAATCAAATGCGCGCTTCGCGCCAAAGTGCAAAGTCAACAATCTATTGAGTTTGCGCTCCGCGCCAAAGTGCGAAAGTGATAAACCTAAAAAACGTGCCGCAGGCACCAAAGTGCGAAACCTAGCCCATTATATTGTACCACGAAAGCACGCGCGTTGTCAAGAAAAACTTTCGATGTCTCTCGACAGACGGTCGAAAATTTTTCTTGCTTTTTTGCTCGGCCCTCCGTATAATATCTTTTCAAACATAGGGGAAGCAATGGGCATCCCCGGAGACTCTAGGAAAAACTATTATGGCATCTCGTTTCGACGACGCAGTACTCGCAGCAATGCAGGCAGCAGCTCCTCTCAACCTGGAAAAAGCAGAAGCACTTGCTGAGCAGTTTGGTGAAAAGCCGCGTGCTATTATCGCTGCCGCAGTTCGTGCTGGCATTCAATATGAGCGCAAGGCTCGTATGTCCAAGAATGGCGGTCCGGCTGTCTCGAAGGAGGACCTGGTTGCGCAGATTTCGGAGAAGGTTGGCGCTAACCTGTCCGGGCTTGAGAAAGCTACGAAGCAGTCGCTACAGGCCCTTCTCTCAGCCGTGTAGTCCGAACCAAGCCGGGGCAACTGCCCCGGCTTTTTTATGCTTTACAAAAATGGGCAGCGTAGCTGCGCCAAATAAAGTGCGAAAGCTAACTGAAATTTGCGCGCCTGCGCCGAACCGCACGTTCTCCCCCATTTTCATATATTATACGCGGGCCGGCAAGGTTTGTCAAGGCTTATTTTCGGTTGTCTCGGGGTAAGCCGGGGCGGGGCAACATAATTTTTGAAAATTTAGTTTAATTGCAAATAATTCTTGACAATTTTAGGTCGTGTGTGGCCCCCCGAAATACAGTGCGTTCTGCTTCCGACATACCCCGAAAATAAATCTTGACTCCAAAGACTCCTTTGCGTATAATATGCGCATACTTTGGAAAAGCGGAGAAGATTATGACGAAGGCCCAGTTAGATATGCTAACGGCTTATTACGGTATGGTTCAGGACGGCTGCTCCAAAGAGCAAGCCCTAAGCTATATTCTGCTCATGAAGTTTGATGCCAAAGATGTGGTGTGGCTTGTGGAGAAAGTAAAATGAAGCGTCCTACTCGAAAGCAGTTAAACGGTTACTCTTTGAGTGAGCTTAAAACTATGCTCAAACGAGCAGGCCACAAAGTTCCTCGAAACCTAGAGCGAGAGGCATATGTCACTGAATGTGATGGGCGTTTGTTTCGGTGGCGTTGGTGGGCGGAAGAATTCGTAGTTGATCGCAGCGAGCCTATTGAAGATTTCGACCGTTGGGCAAATAGTGTAGAGGGTAGTTTCCCGGTTAGTTCGTTATTTGGAGAAAAAGCATGATTGTACGAGTAATGTTTGACGCAGCTGACGCGCAGTTCTCTTTCTTTCAGCCGATGGAATGGACGGAGAAAGTGCGTCGGCATCGTGAGTCGCTGATTGATGCAGGCGAGCTGAATGAAATTGTAGCTGAGCAGTTGTACGACTTTGAAGTTGTCGAGATGTTCTATGGCGATGAAGTGTTTACTGATGCTTTCCATGTTGAGCGCAACACCAACTACATGATGTTCTTTGATCAAGAGACGAATGATCTCAATGTTTTCACGCTACATGAGTGGGATAATGTGCTGCAAGAGTTGGCCGACGAAGATGCTGATATGAATCAAATTTTCTATGCGCCTCTGATTGTCTAAGGAGTGATGAATATGGTTGAGCAGAGAATAACTTGGACATACCAGTACGGAAATGAAAAAGTCGTCTTTAAGTTTAACATGGATGACAAGACTCACAAAGAAGTGTTTATGAAATGGGTTGACTTCATGAACGCTATCGGTTATACCGTAGATCCGACTGAAATGGAAGCAATGTGGAATGGTGAGTAAAAATAATTCTTGACAACACACCTCCAACACCGTATAATATGTACATATTTTGAAATGGAGCAATACGCAATGCGAGCAAAAGTTTTTTGGGAACGGTGCTGGAGTACGGAAGATGCTCTGCTTACGGAACAGCTGGTTGACTTTGCTATTCGTTATTTTGATCTCGGCAAAGGTAAGCTAGAAGTTCTGATGGATGAGGAAATTGAAAGCGGTAGTATTGCAGAAGCTCTGAAACTCGGCAAGAAGAAGTTCATGATTGTTCTCTCAAAAAATCAGATTGACTCAGATGAAAGTCTTGCTCGCAGTGTCTTTCATGAGATGACGCATATCAAGCAGTATATGAAAGACGATTTTAAGATTGGTGCCAAGAAAGTAAGCTGGCAAGGTGAAAAATTCAATGTGAGGTCGGAGAAAGACTATTGGCTATCTCCGTGGGAAATGGAAGCACGAGCAATGGAAGAGGCTATGCTTCGATTCTGGGAGATTGATTGTGAAGAGCGTGGTGCATAAAGATTGTCGGAGTCCGAAGTATCGGGCTCGAGTAGAACGCAACAAGAAAAAATATCATCGACCTGCGGAGAAACGAAATGACCGAAATGGATATGATCGTCGAGAAGATTAATGAGCAGCTTCGTACTGCTCGTAGTAATTGTGACTTCTTTAATTATGACGAAGATATGCTAGGCTTTCTTCGTGGACGTATTGACGCGCTAATGGATGCAAAGCGCCTCGTTCGAGAAGCCCAGTTCGAGATTATGAAAAATAGTTCTTGCATGGAATACTGAAAAGCCCTATAATATATTTTTAAATCAAAGAGCCACTGGAGGCACGACATGAGCGAAGTTAAGTACACTGAAGAAATGGTTGAGCGTATGGTCCAGCTTTACACCGCGAATCCTACTCGTGAGACGGTGGACGCGATTGCAGAGGAGTTCGACAAGCCTGCTCGTTCGATTATCGCCAAGCTCACTCGCGAAGGCGTTTACCAGGCGCAGCCCCGTACTTCTAAGACCGGCGAGCCTGTGATTCGTAAGGAGCAGCTTGTGGCATTCATCGCAAACAAACTCGCAGTTGAGCTGCCTTCTCTTGCAAAAGCTACGAAAGCAGACCTCACGAAGCTGGCTGCTGCTATTCAGCGAGATGTTGCATGATGCTTCCTAGCACCAAGTGGACGGAACTGGGCGCTTGGGAAAACAGGCACGACACGAAAGTGTTCGTGTCTGTTTGTACTCAAGATATTGTTGACTATCTCAAGGAGCAGGGACTTTTTGCTGCCAAAAGCGATATTGTGGATGCTATCGACGAAGCCTGGGACGAGGACGACATGTCCGAGCTCTACGAAGAAATCTACGATTCGGTAGTAAAAAAGCTATCGAATAAAGTACAAAAAGTATAGTGAAAGGGGTGGCACTGTCCACCCTTTTTCTTTATAGGTTCAAAAAATAAATCTTGACATTTTTTCTCTGCTATGGGATAATATGTTCTTCGCGCAGGAGTATAAGTGTGGGCGACATAATAAAGTTTCCAAACTCAGCTAAAAAGCACGGGCAGCAAGCACAACAAAGACTCAATGAGTTGATTGATATTGTGCATGACTACAGTGTAAAAAACAGCGAGGCTTGGGTTAATCTTGCGATCAGTTTTACTGAATATCAGCAAGCATTTATGGCCTATGCCTACCTTGTAGGCGAAGATAACGTCGAGGAAGAATACTGGGAACTCTTTCTTGGCGGTGAGTATAACTCCCAGGACACATTTCAGTGGGACTTTGAATATGTCTATGACTGGTGATTATTATATGGACGGCTACGATCTTGCTTGTGCATATGCTAACGAAGAGGATGCTCTTTCCGCTCTTCGTGCACAAGGCTACTCGCAGTCTGACATTCAAGCATTTATGGAATACCGCTACACTCTCGATGGGTTTTACGAGGGAGACGTAGAGGATGTCTATTAATTACACTGCAGAGCAGACTACTTACGTTATTGACGAGTACCTGAAGAACAAAGACGATGATGAAGTAATTAAGCGTCTAGCCCAGGAACTCAACAAGAGTGAGAAGTCGATTATTGGTAAACTCTCCAAGGAGAATGTTTACGAAAAACGTGTTTATCGCAGCAAGTCGGGCGAACTTCCTGTGACGAAAAAAGAGTTAGTTGCAAATCTATCTTCTTTGATTAGTGCAGACCCCGAGAGACTGCAAGGGTTGGAAAAAGCACCTAAGCTAGAGCTTAAATATCTTATCCAACGATTAGAGGACACACTGCGTGAAACAAGTACTTGCGACGGTCAAGTATTATGAAACTGCAAACGGTAGAGACTGGAATTATAGAGGTCTCAGAGAAGTAGACCTTGGCTATGTCCATGACGAGGATCTGGAAGATGACATGGAAGAGTGGGCTCGTGGCAAGTTATATCGCTATGGTAACACTCTGACCTGTAAACAAAAACAAGAACTTGTAGGATGGACAGTTAGGGACTCTTACTAATGCTTGCAGATGCGGTCATGTGTTTGGCTTTAAATATTTATTGGGAAGCTCGTAATCAGCCGATTAAGGGGAAGAGGGCGGTTGCAGAAGTAGTGATCAATCGATCATATTCTCCAAAGTTTCCTAATCATCCGTGTGATGTTATTTACCAAGCTAAAACCTGGCCGAGCGGTCATCCCAAGAAGCACCGGTGCCACTTTAGCTGGTATTGTGATGGCCTGTCAGACTACCCAACCGATTGGCGAGCATATGCTGAAGCGCTAATACTTGCTAATCGTATTTGGAGCGGGCAAGAAGATAGAGTAGCCCCGTGCGAATTATATTATCATACAATTCAAGTGGACCCCGATTGGGCTATGAGATTTGAGCCTACACAAATAATCGGCGACCATATATTCTATAGAGAAAAAGATGAAAAAGATTGTACTTCCCCTAGTTTTCGCAAGTTTGATTTCCACGGCCAACGCTGGTGATGACACCAAAGATTATAACGCTTGTCTTCAATCCATTAAGCATGAGTATCAAGATGTTGCTAAAACCCGCATTTCTCGTATGAACCGGCACAAGATTAAGATTATTGTGTGGGATTTGACTGGCAAGCACGTTGTTTACTGTGATCGTAAGACGAAAGAGGTGCATGAGTGATCGGTGAGAAAGTACCAAATGTTACTCTCTACACGAGAGTTCGTGATGAAAGTATTGAAGGACCAAATCCGTTTCGTTGGGAACTTGTGCAGACAGGCGAGCTTTTTACAGGAAAGACTGTAGTAGTCTTTTCTCTGCCTGGAGCATTTACTCCAACGTGCAGCACTTATCAGCTTCCGAACTTTGAGAAGCTGTATAATAAGTTTCAGTTGCAAGGAGTGGACGAGGTCTATGTGTGCAGTGTAAATGATGCGTTTGTCATGAATAAATGGCTAGAGCATCAAGACGTGAAAAACGTTAAGGCACTTCCTGATGGAAATGGTGACTTCACTCGCGCTATGGGTATGCTCGTGGATAAAGAAAATCTTGGTTTTGGAAAACGAAGCTGGAGATATGCCTTTATCGCTCGAGACGGCAATATCTCGCATTGGTTTGTGGAGCCTGGTTTCCGTAACAATGCTGACGACGATCCTTATGGTGAAACAGATCCTGAACATATCTTGAAAATTTTTCTTGATTCTTTGGACTAAAAGCCATATAATATATAAGAAATGGGGGCAGCCGGACCCATAAATCCGGCATTATAGAGCCCTCCAAGCCTCTTAACAATGCTCAAATCGTGAGGGCCGTTTACCGGTTGTTGGTTCGCCCGGTCTGTCGTTAGCAAGCGCCATCAGCCACGATTAAGTTGCGTATAGGGGTGGTGCCCAAGGGCGAGATGCAGATAAAAACCATCATTTTTCTGCCTCCTTGGCCGAATGGTAAGGCAACTGATTTGTAATCAGTAGATTGGGAGTTCGATTCTCTCAGGAGGCACCAGTTTTTGGAGTGGCTATGTTTACGGAAAAAGAATTATTTCTTATTTTAAAAAATCTAAGAAGTCAGGAAACGATACTTAACTTTAAGTACGTTGACGATGATAGTGCTGACGTAATTGAAGAGTTGTCTGAAGTTCGTAGTCTAATCAATAAAGTTCAAGAACTCATTCTGCCCGCTTAGCTCAGCTGGATAGAGCATCTGCCTTCTAAGCAGACGGTCGGGAGTTCGAGCCTCTCAGCGGGTACCAATTATGACGAAAGAAGAAATCACGGCGGGGTTGCTCAAAGCCCTTGAAAACGAAAACAAAGCAGAAGCTAGAAGATATTTGCGTCTGCTACGAAAAGCAGGAGAAGAGGAATGGGAACTCGAGGCATACGAAGTAATCCTGGAGAGCGAGTAGCTCTTGCAAAATGTCATGCGTTGCTAAGATACCTGGAAACGCATAAAGACCCCGTAGTGGGGCAAAAAGCTCGAATACTCCAGCGTGAGATTGAAGATTTGATACCGGGGCTGCCCCGCTAAACCCGCCTAGAGCGGGTTTTTATTGCCGGCGGGGTCATCGTAAGACCTACTGAGCTAGAAAATATAGACAGTCACGGCGGGGCCTTCCTCACAATTTTCGTTTACGTAAGCTAGGAGAAACTTCGTGTGAAAGAGGGATAACTTTGAGTAATTTTATTACTTATTCTCTTAAATACGTCCCTTACGAAGGTAACGACTCATATTAGACTTATGGGCTTCAACAAGTGGGAGTGAAGTATAACCCCGCTTTAGTTTCGTTGAGAAAATCGCGAATTGTCGCATACCCGTCTTAAAAAGTAAATTACATATGGAAGTTTGGTTTCTTCCAGTTATTATGCAATAACGGGGATTTAGAGAACCATGCAATTAACTCTAGAGCATTCCAACGATATATCGAAAAAGAAAGGTTTTTATTACACCTGGAGAGAAAGGGTTCCGCTAAGGCTACACCTTTCGCTCCGACGCTGTAAAAAACGATTTCAATTGCGATATCACTTTGGAGGATTTCACTCTAGGCTTAAGCGCAGCTTCTCATCAGATTTTAGCTCGGCAGTAGCGAGGCAGAAGTAACTAACATAGCTGCTTCTAAAGAATATAAATATTTTATCATACATCTATTTGAATGTAAAGAATTATTTTTGAGCAGGTATGACTACTTTCAGCTGTGTGCTTCGATAGCCATAAAAAAGGCTCTTAAAAGGGCCTTAGTGAGTAAGTAAATTTTCTTATCTTTCCTGCCGCTTTTGAATCGATTTCTTCTGCATTATAGTGCGCAAGCAATGCATTTCCGTACATACATTTCCAGGGAACTTCCCCGGGGTCAGTGCGCGTTGTATGTAACTTCCAGATTTCACTCGTAGGACGTTTCATACAGGTCAAATAAAGCCATACGTTCGGAGTCTTCTCAAGTTTACACATTTTACAATGCCCTCTCTGTAGTAGTGCTCGAGGACTCTCTTTCCAGCGATGTCCTCGCTCACACTCATGTTCGATCGGTCGATTCATACTCCAGTATCGACCTACCGGCCACATTCCTTCAAGTCGTAAAGTGTATTCTCGTGTATTCATAGTTTTATTGCTACCATTACTATAAGAGCAATCAGTAGAATATTGACCATCAATAACTCAAGTGCGAGTATCGTATGATACCAGATCCATCGCGTTTTGTACGCGTTATCAACAGTCAAGTCCTCTGGATCAGGAGACTTGAAAATGTACTTTCGTATATTCATACATTATCTCGTTCAGACTGAGACAGTGTTTGCTCTCAAAGTTCTCAATAAAGTTTTCAAATCTTGGAGTATAACTCGTGAAATACTCTCTCACGGGGTCGACGCAAAGTGGATCAAAGCACAATATAAACCACCCCTCTTTTCTTTTCTCTAGACTATATCTCCACATTGGGGGAAATCCATCATTACTACCCAGGGCCATTAATGAACAGGGCTCCAGTTAAACAATTCAGGAAACATATTTAAAGTGCGGTACATAGAATTAGGATCAAGCTCCCAGAACTCTTTCCACTCAGGATCTTCATTCATCGAAACTACGTAACGAACATATGGTTCAGTAGGATGCTTTAGATAGAAGAGTCTTATTTCCATATGCAGGGTTCCAGATTCGGCTCACGATAGTTAGGGCCTTTCATTACTTTACCATCTTCACGCCGCAGAGGCTTACCGTCAGCCCCGAGCTTACTCATGTTGCTTGAATGTACTTCTTCAAAGCAAGAGTCTAGATCAATACCGAAAGCATGACCGGCTCCTAGGGTGACATAAAGAATGTCCGTAAGAGCGTCGGCCACTTCAATAAGTGCTTCTTTCTCATCAATAAGCCCCTGCTCGTACTTATACAGGCCGTCTCGAAGTTCCTGAACTTCTTCCTCAATAAGATGAAGTCGAAGTTCTAGCGGGCGATTCTTTAGCGCCGGTTCTTCGTGAACGTGCTGCCCGAAAGAGCGCATAAACTCTGCTACTTTGTTAAACATAATAATCCTCCACTTGGAAGAATATTATAGCTTACACCACACAGAAAGTCAAGTAGTATTTTTTAGCACATAAAAAAG